TGGGAAGCGGGAATCGCCAAGGCGAAGCGGGACGCAGAGGAGGCGGGAGCTCATGAATAAATTTCAGGCCGCAGAGTATTCCGAAATGATTCTCGGGCAATGGCCGGATACGCCGTCGATCAATCGCGGAGAGATCGAGCGCGCGTTGATGTCGCTAGATATCCGCAGGGCTCCTGAGCTTCTTGAGTCCATGAAGGCGCTCCCGCCAACGTGGCGAATAGGCGCGAAGGACGTGGAGGCGAAGGCGTCACTTCTTCGCGATAATTCGGAACAGCTAGGCTTCGCGATTACGCATTGGCTCTGCCAAGTATGCGGGCATGGGTTTGATTTCTGCTACGCGCCCGAGAGTGATGGACCGTATAAAAAAATTTTCGCATTCTGCCCGGAGTGCGGTTTCATCCCCATGGTAAAATTATTCAAGGACGGACCGAAGCTTTATTATCGCGGAGACGTGGAGCGATACGAGCTTTTCAAGCTTCACCGCGGGACGCAGTACGCGGAGATAAACGCGAGGCGTGGATTCTATTCAAACGAGCGCGATAGAAAATCAGAGTTTAAGGCGCTGGAAATAAAAGGACTTCTGCCAGATAAGCGATACGAAAACTTTAGAAGCGCGTAGGCGACGACTACAGACGCAAGGAGGGGAGACATGGACAAGCCTAGCCTGTGCCCGGTATGCGGCACACTAATGTATCAGGGCCGATGCGGGAATCCGTCATGCGGGTACGTGGAGCAGGTGGATGTGGAGACAGTAGGCAACGCGAAAGCGGAAGGGGGCGAGGGGTGACATCGCTTAAAAAGGTTATCGCCATAGCCCGCATATTAAAAGATTGGGATGGAACGCCAGAGCAAGCGGCAGAAAAGCTGATTGCGGCGGTGAAGATCATTGACGACAAGCCTATCGAAACTGCGAAAGGAATTGAATGATGGACATGAGAACCGGAGAGATAAGGCGATTCAACCAGGGCGAAGTAGTACCCGAGGACTTCATGGAAATACGTGAAGCCGAGATGACGAAGAAGCAACGCGAGACGAACCAAGTCAGCGTCCGTGATTCGCAATCGATCCTCGGGAAGAAGTTTTCGAGCGCAAGAAAACGGCGAGCATATCTCAAGCGAAACGCGAAAGCGGAAGGGGGCGAGGGGTGATAACAGTAAAGCCAAGCCCAACGGCTGATACTAGGACATGCGACTATACTTCGGTTTCAGTCGATACTCTTATTGAGAGTAGCAAACAGCATATCCGCGATGTAAGTGTGGCAATGTCATACTTCTCCGATGAGTTGCTAAAAGCTGCAAGGCAACACGATACAGATAAAATAACTGGGATAAAACAATTTCACGATGATTTTATAACGGGATTCAAAACTACAGGATGGTGGGACAACCACAGGAAAATATCCAGGCACCATCTTTTATCAGCCGATGGTGTGCCTTCCGACGTTAATTTAATTGACGTAATGGAAATGATCGCCGATTGCGTGATGGCTGGAATGGCGAGAAGCGGTAGCGTCTATCCGGTCAACATATCACCAGAATTATTACTTATGGCTTTCCAGAACACAGTTGCAAAATTAAAGGCGCAAATAACCTTGGAGGACCTCAATGAGTAAGGCGATGTACGCGCTTAAGGCGCTGTATGAAGATGCGGTCAAGGCTTATGCCCTCCTCCGCGACTACATCACGACGACGGAGGCGGAGAGGGCGGCAAAAGAGGCGTGTGGTGTGGTTCCTTGCCCCGAGTGTGGTGGAGACGGGGCAGACCATGAAGACAGTTCGGAGAATTGTTGGAACTGTAATGGCGATGGGGTAGTACGAGATACACGAAATCCAATGTCGGCCAGCGACGAATCCGCCGCGCGCATCAAGGAGCTAGAGGAGGCGCTAGGGGTAGCTAGGAATCTCTTGACTGACGTGAGAGACGCTATTAAAAAGCTCCCGGCCACCGATGGCAGGGTAATTGGCCTAGGCCAATTCATCCCGTTAATCAACGCCCAAGTCGAGAAGACGATAGGAGGAAGGGGATGAGCGACCTAACTAAATCGAAGAAATATAACCAAGGAATAGAGGACGCAAGAGACGGATTCCCCATGAATCGGTTTATGCGTAATGACCATGAATACATCGCCGGATATGAACATGTCACCGAAGACTCCAAGGAAGCCCTCTCCGGCGCGCGGAAGGTGAATTCGCTTGGCTCTGTGCGCGGAGATGAGCATCTAGGCGCGATGCTACCTGATGAAGCCATTTTTGACGCGCGGAAGGTGGAGCCATGACCGACCCCGAAGCGAAACAGATCATAGACGCGGAACATGCTAGGACCCCGCTAGCCCGGGCGGCTCGCCATGTCCTTCGCCGATTCCTCGACGCTCGCGGAACGCTTCGAGCCATGAAGGCGATAATAGAGGCGCTGCAAGGCGAGCTGAAAAAGCGCGATAAAAAGGCTTGACATCTGGTAAATGATGTTATATGCTAGGGGTATGGAAAGACGAACAGTTCGAATCTTGAAGATCAAGAATCAGCGGGGGTGCGAGTATTACCGCATCACGATCCCCAAGGAGATTATGGCGGAAAACGGGAACCCGGAAACGGCGTTAATGACCGTTCTTTCGCCTGAGGACAAAGGCGGCCCGGCGTGGATTCTGGAGCCGACGAAAAAGCGGAGGTAAGGCATGGGAGGCGAGGCGGTGCTTTTTAAGACAGACGACGAGGCGAGCGAGGAAAAGGCGGTACAGGTTTCCGGGGAAGTCGTGGTGAGTTCTCCGCAGGCCCCGGCGCCGCTTGGCGGGGATTACCTCGTCCAGCGGGCGATTGACGGGAAGGTCGATATCGAGAGCTTGAAGGCTATCATCGACATGCGGAACCAGGAGCGCGACTATCAGGCGCGGGCCGAGTACGCGCGCCGCTTCTCGGAAATGCAAAAAGAATTCGTCCCGGTTTTTACCCGAGGCGAAGCGCTCGACCGAGACGGGAAAAAAGTCCTCTACAAGTTCGCCAAGCTCGAACACATAACGGAAATGGTTTCTCCGATCATGGCGCGGCATGGATTCGCGTACCGCTGGACCGAAGGGAAGGGCGACAATGGCGACCTAAGAATAAATTGCCACGTTACGGGATGGGGACATGAGGAAATATCCTTTGTGGATATTCCTATCGCTGAGGCGACGAGCTTCACGAACAAGGCGCAACAACGAGGAGTTGCGACGACCTACGGGAAGCGGTACTCGCTCATCAATGGCCTCGGAATCCAGATCGCCGGAGAAGACACGGACGGCACGGCTTCAATCGCCGACTCGATGCGCCTAGCGCCGGAGCTTCTGGAAATATCCCAGGCGAAGACGAAGGAACAGCTTCGGGACTTTTTTACCCAGGCGTATAAAGCCCATGAGGGCGACAAGGCCGGACAGGCGATCATTGCCGCGGCGAAGAATCAGCGCAAGGCGGAACTTGCGGAGGGGGCGAAATGAAGGAATCGAAAGAACTCGCGGTCATCGTCGAGCAGAGCGGATTGGAGAAGACCAAGGCGCAGACGGTCCTCGACGCATTCACGGGCTTTTTTTCCCAGGCGTCCGAATGGGAGGCGAAGACGCGGGACCTCGTAATCACGGACGCGAGCCAGACCGCCGAAATGGCGCTCGCTCGGTCGGGGCGCTTGCAGCTCAAAGAGATTCGCGTCGCCGCCGAGAAGACGAAAAAGAAGCTGAAGGAAAATATCCTCGTCGAGGGGCGCTTCATCGATGCCATTTACAACCTCATCGAGGGCGTAACGAAGCCGATAGAAAATGACCTTCTCGAAAAGGAGAAGTTCGTCGAGCGCAAGGAGGAAGCCCGCATCGCCGCTATTACGGCCGACCGAGTAGCCCGCATCACGCAGTACGGCGAAATATACGCGCAGGCTTTCGACTTCGCTCTCCTCTCCGATGAGGCTTTCGAGCTGGCGCTTTCCAACGCGAAGCTGGCATTCGAGGCGCGCTCCGCCGCCGAAGCCAAGGCAGCCGAAGACGCGGCCAAGGCTGAAGCGGAAGCCGCCGCCGAGCGCGAGCGGATCGCCGCGGAGAACATTCGCCTCAAGGCCGAAGCCGAGAAGGCCGACGCAGAGCGCAAGGAGCGCGAAGCAACAATAGAAGCAGAACGCGCCGCGGCCGCTGAGATAGTTCGCAAGGCCATGGAAGCCGAAGACATGGCGCGGAAAGCGCTCAAGGACAAGCTCGATGCCGAAGCCAAGGCGCAAGCGGAGGAATCGCGCAGAGCCGAAGCCGAACGCATCGCCAAGGCTGAGGCTGAGCGAAAGGCGGCGGCGGCAGGGGACCGCGAGAAGGTCCTCGTCTTCATAACTGCGCTGGAAAACGTGGCGGTACCCGAGGTGAAAAGCCCCGAGGCGAAGGGAATCATCAAGGCCATCCTCTCCGGGATCTCCGAGGCGAAGGCCGACGCGGTGTGCAAGCTATGATTCAGCGGACCGCCGAATGGTTCGCCGCAAGGGCCGGGAAAATAACCGCTTCCCGTATCGCCGACGTATGCGCGATGACGAAGGCCGGCCCGAGCGAGAAGCGGCGATCCTACATGATGGAGCTCATCGGAGAGCGGTTGACCGGGGACACGGCGGACCACTTCCCGAGCCCCGCGATGCAGTGGGGGATCGACCATGAGGACGAGGCGTGCTCGGCATACGAGATCCGGGCAGAGGTCCTTGTCGATCTTTGCGGGTTCATCGCGCATCCGTCAATCCCTATGACCGGCGCCTCCCCCGATGGGCTTGTCGGCGAGGACGGGATCCTCGAGATCAAATGCCCGACGACAAAAACGCATCTTGAAACGATCATGGGCGGAAAGGTCCCCGCGCATAACCTGCACCAAATCGCATGGCAGCTTGAATGCACGGGGCGCGCGTGGTGTGATTTCGTATCGTACGATCCGAGGCTCCCGGCGGCATATCAGATTTTCGTTAAGCGGATTACGCGGGAAGAATTGGCGCCGATGATCGAAGACATCAAGGCGCAGGTGGTGAGCTTCTTGGATGAGATCGCGGCGACCATGGAACTATTGGCAGTAAAAGCGCGAGAAGCATAAACCCGGGCCTAGCTCGGGAATCGTGAACGATGGAGGAAATGATGAATAGGAATGTTTACGAGCCGCCGACAATTAACAAAAAGGACGAGCGCCTGAAAGGTATCGTGTGGAAAGCCGCCGCAACCTTCGAGGAGAAACAGGTCCTCGCATCGATCTACAGCGACAGCGGCTACAAAACAGCCTCCGTGCTGAGGAAGGCCAAGGCGGCCGCGCTCAAGCTCGCCACCGATCTCGACAAGGCCATCGCCATTCTCGCGCCCGCTCCGAAGGCGTAGTACATCCAGCCGGGACAGGCCCGGCGCATAGGGCGGCTGCGTCGACTTTGGCAAGGGCAGAGCCAAGGGGCGAGCGTACAGGGGTCGCAACCCTGGCCGTCCAGGCGGCGATGCCGTGAGGCTAGCGTGCCAAGTTCTTTCCCTCTCGTATCGCCGTCGACCCGCCGGAAGAGGGCTCGACGGCTGGCAGCCCGGAAAGACGGGCAGTTTCTAAAAGGAGTTTTCACGATGGACCGAGTAGATTTCCTGCGTACCGCCGCCGAAGCCATAGACGATATCTGCCGGAGCGCGCTTATAACGCGGGAAGATGTCCTCAAGGCGCTGCATTGCGAAAACGTCCGCGAGGAGATAATCGCCGCGGCGAAAGCGTTCAGAGATAACCCGCCAAGGCTTGACACCTCGATGGGGAGGATATAACCTTGAATCTGCGGCCTCGCCTCCGCAGCCTTCCGCGCCGCCGAAAGGCGAAACCCACGCGCGGGGCCTGGAGCCCTAAGCTCCCCCGGGTCCATAACTCCGGCCCGGGTTATTTTGGGAATTCGAGGCCATGGGCCTCTAGCGATATCGGGGAGGATTGATGCTGATGACCGATCTTGAATTCGGAGTCCTAATTTACGCCGTAGTAATTCTGGCTGGGATTCTGTTCATTTATTTCTCATGGAGGCGAAAATGAGTATCGTTCTATGGTCGGGAGCGTGCCTTGCCGCTGCGCTCATGTGCTACGGCGTTTTCATGATCGCTGAAGACGTCCGGAAAAATAGGCGCTCTGGGGCGACGATAGACCGGGTCCCGCTCAAGGCGCCCGAGAAAAAGGCCAAGAAGTGGAAGCCGACGCCGGACCGAAGCTTCGGCAACGGGACGCCCCGGAAGCTAGCGCGGAAAGCGGCGGCCTGGGCCATGGCGAACAAGAAGCCGGTTGGAACGGATTTCAAGGGGGTTAAGGCGTGAAGAAACAAACCGACGACGAAATCCTGGCTGCGGCGCTCTTATGCCCCGAGAGCGAGAAGGTCCCGCTAGGGGTGGGGGATAGGGTGATCGCGCTGGAGGAGTACCATTTTTGGCGGCATCGCTTCGTAGCGAAGGGAACACGCGGGAAAGTGCTTGGAATTGACATGCGCGAAAAAACCTTGCCGCTCTATATTGAATGGGATTATGACCCCGGATATGTGTGGTGGTGCCAGCTCGGCCCTATCGGCAAGCTCACCCCAAGGAGAGTAAAGGCGTGACGAACTGCGGACCATTGACCGAAGACGAGAAGGCGGAATTCCTCGCCTCGATACCGAAAGACCAGCCGCCCGCCCCCGCGCCGTCCCCGCGCCGCGACCTTATGGCCGAGCTCCGCGCCCTTGGCGGTAGGATCCGCGCGACCTGGGACGACCTCAAGGCGTGGTTTCGCGGGACGTTCCTTGGCCGGCTGATATGGGTCGCCCGGAACATGGGCGTTGACTTCAAGACGAAGACCCCGGAGTACAACTTCAGAGCCCTCACCCAGGAGGAAGCAAAGTACGTGGAGGAGCTTTTCGTCAGATTCGGGCTCGGATGCCTGAACAAGTTCTATGAGAAGTACCCCCGCGGACAGTTCAACCTCCCCCCCAAGGGCGCCGGCTTGGAACAGGAGGCCGAGGCCTGGCAGCTCATAGCGGCGGCTTGCGATGCCCTGTACCTCGATATCACCGAGGACGGAACGCGGCTCTACACGGCCCCGAACCCCTTTTTCAAGAAGGTCGGGCAGATTTCCGAGGCGGTCCAGGCCATCCCCAGGCCAAGCCAAGCAGGGAGAGCCTAGCTAATGCCAGGCGGACGTCCTTCGAAATACAACCCAGAGCTTCACCCCCAGCTTGCCGAAGCCTGGGCGACCGCGGGACGGACCGAGGCTCAGATTGCGGAAAAATGCGGGATAGCCCTTTCAACCTTTGCCCTATGGAAAACCGAGCATCCGGAGTTTTCGGACGCCTTAAAGCGTGCCAAGGAGGAGCCTGACGGGACCGTCGAGCGGAGCCTCTACCAGCGGGCGATCGGCTATTCCTACCCGTCCGAGAAGCTTCTTGTGGTATCAGACGGCCGCGGGGAAGGATCCCATATCGAGCGGGAGCCCATAACCGAGCACTGCCCCCCGGACGTGACTGCCTGTATTTTCTGGCTCAAGAATCGGCGCCCGAACGAGTGGCGCGATAAGCACGAGCTGGCTATCCCCGCGGGCCTTGCCTTCTCCTTTGGAGCCGAGACGGAAGGGGCCTAGCCTGTCCGGCGACCGTATCAAACTTGATATAAAGCTCACCCCGAAACAACTCGAAATGCAGCGGGCGGCGAAAGACCCTGCCCGGCGCGTCCTGTTCGTAGGCGGCTCGCGCTCGGGGAAGACCTTCCTTGTCCTGCTTCTCCTCATCATCCGCGCCCTCATGTCCCCAGGGTCCAGGCATCTTATCTGCCGGCATCGGTTCAACGCGGCCAAGGCGTCTATCTGGATGGACACCCTGCCGAAGGTCATTCGCTTCTTTCCCTCGTCGATCTACGCCTTCAACGAGACCGACCACGTGGTCAAGTTCGTCAACGGCGCGGAGATATGGGTCGATGGCCTAGACGAGAAGGAGCGCGTGGACAAGATCCTCGGCCGAGAGTACGCCTCGATCTTTTTCAACGAGGGCTCGCAGATCCGCTGGAGTACGGTCGAGCTTGTCCTGACCCGCCTCGCGCAGAAGGTGACGGGGATCAAGTCAAAGGCGTTCTTTGACCTGAATCCATCGGGAAAGGGGCATTGGTCATACAAGCTCTGGATAGCGAACGTCGATCCCGTGACGGGCGATCCGCTCAAGCATCCCGAGGATTATCGCGTCGTATTCTCCACGGCCTACGACAATCGGGAAAACCTCGCCGAGGACTACATCGAGCGGGAACTGGAGACGATGACCGGGGCCCGCCGGCGCCGGTTCCTGGATGGGACCTACCAGGACGACGACGGCCTCCTCGTGCTCCCCGTGCCCGCGGGGGGCGCCTACGTGTGGGCGGACTTCGAAGCCTGGAGGGCGAAACAGGCCCCGGAGGACCTTCGGACCACGGCCGGGCTCGACCTTGGCTACGAGGATTCCGACGCCCTGACCCTCATCGTCTACAGCGTGACGGACCCAGTGCGCTGGCTCGTCTACGAATTCAAGGAGCGGCATCAAGGGCTCGAGAAGCTGGCCGCGGGGATCTCGACGGCGCTCGCATGGCTCGAGGGAAAGAAGCTCCCGAAGCCGCCCTACATCTACACGGACACGGGAGGCGGGGGGAAGCGGGCCGAGGTCGACCTTGCGTCTATCTACGGACTTCCGACCGCACCGGCCTACAAGCAGGACAAGGCGACGGGGATAGAACTCCTCCGCGACGACCTGAAAGCGCTGAATCTGCGGGTTCCCGCGGGCGGGATCTTCGCCTACGAAGCGGAGCGGACGGTCTGGATCGTGGACGAGGACACGGGGAAGAAGGCCATCGACGACGCGCAGTACCACCCGGACCTTGTCGATTCGGTGCTCTACGCGATGCGTTATGTCTGGTACTACCACACGAAGGGAGGGAAAGCGGCATGAAGCAAAAAGGGGAATTCACGCTCGAACAGTACGCCCGGGAGCTTGGCGTAACCCGGCAGCGGGCGGCGCAGCTCGTCGCCAAGGGCTCGCCACGGATCGAGGAGGCGGCTCGGGCGCTCAGGAAAACCACTAAACGCGCGTAATGTAAAGCCTTGACGGCTGTTTAGTGCCTATGGTATAGCCATTCCCATGGGACCCATGAAAGCGTTCCGCGAGCTTTTAACCGACCTGAAACAAGCCAAACAGAAAACCCTTGACCTTCTCGCCCTCGAGGAAGACATCCGGCGCAAGCGGATCACCGAAGCGGCGGACCTCGACCACGGGTATCTTCGGAAGATCATGGAGGCCATGCCATCAGGGACCGAGGTCCGGATCATCATGCGGTCCGGGGAGACCATCGAGCTATTCAAGCAGGGCGGAACGCGGCCCGACACCGTGGAGGGGCCGGGATGGTAGCGCCTGGGATTTTCTGGACACCGGCAGAGGAGTCCGCAGCCCGGACGATGCTGATTACCCTCTCCGGGTACAGCGGGACGAATTACGCAAAATGGCAGCGCAATTTCGGGCGGTATCAGAATAACGGGAAGCACAACCGCGCGGACCTCTGGAACATGCGAAAAGACGTGGTGCCCGGGTACAATCCGCTCACCGTCGGCGGGACTCAGCAGGGAATGCAGACCTCTATCAATGTCCTGAAATCCGCTACCGATACCGTGGTTTCGAAGATGTCCCAGGCCCGCGTCCGTCCGTTCTTTCAGGCGGTCCATGGGGACTACAAGACCATCAAATCATGTCGGGCCGCGCAGGAGTTTTTCGATGGGTACTTCGAGCGGGAAAACGTCTACCACGTGGGCGCCCTCGCGCTCCGCGATGCGTGCATCTTTGACAAGGGCATCCTCTACCCGGACGATGACACGGAGACCATACGGTCAATCAAGCCGTGGCAGCTTGGTCTCGACCCGTGCGAATGCGAGTATGGGAAACCGACCCGCGCGTCGGTCGTCTTCAAGGGCTATCCGATACGCCTCCTCGAACAGACCTACGGGAAGACGAAAAAGCTTGACATTGAATGGACCGACCCCGAGAAGACCGACGACCTTCAGATCCTCTATGACGTGATCAAGGGCGAGAAGTGGTATTTTTACGGGACGCAATGTTTCCTCCGCGTGAAGATCGAATATAAGCGCCTGCCCTTCGTCCTCATCTACTGGACCCCTCCGCTCAAGGGCGTCCACTCCACGAGCCTTATCGATGAGAATTATTCCCTCCAGGTCGATATCGACAATTTGAACCTCCGGATTGACGCGGCGACCCGCCGGGCGATCATCAATATGGTCCTCGTCCCGCAGGGCTCGGAAATCAAAACATCCACGATGACGAACGAGGCGGGGGAATTCTACACGTACAACCCAGGGCCGACCGGCGGGGTCCCCGTCGTTGCTACGCCTCCCGCGATAAACGACCAATTCATTACGCTCCTCAAGCTCAGGATCCAGACGCTTTACGAGAACGCGGGGATTTCCCAGATGTCGGCGCAGTCCAAGAAACCCGCCGGGGCGGACTCGGGGCGCGCGCTCCAGACCCTCGCGGACATCGAGAGCGAGCGCTTCAATCTGACCCTCCAGGCGTACCTCCGCCTTTTCATTGACCTTGCGTCCGCGTGCATCGACGTATTCCCCGAGGACGCGGAGATCGTGTCCGGGAAGTATTCCACGAAGGCCGCCAAGTGGCGCGACGTCAAGAAGCAGCGGGACAGCTTCAATATCCAATTCGCCGCGGCCTCGGCGCTCTCGAAGGACCCGACCCGTAGGCTCGCCGAAATCGACGCCATGGTCCAGCGCGGCATGATTCCGAAGGAAATGGCCGCGAGCCTAATGCAGATCCCGGACGTGGAGGGCGCGTACTCCGTGGCGACCGCGGCCTATGATTACGCCCAGGTGGTAATCGAGCGGGCTATCGAGACGGGGGAGATCGCCTTCGAGGGCGTGACGAATCTCTCGCTATTGTTCTCCGAGTCCACGCGCTGGCTCTTGCGCCTCATGGCGGACGAGGCCAACGGGAAATATATCGACAATCTGAAAAAGCTCTTGGATGCGATCAATGAGAAGCTGGAAGCGGTAGAGGCTCCCGCCCCTGGGGACGAGCCGAAGCCGCCAAGCGATACGCCGCAACCGGCCCCCGCAGCTCAGGCGGGGATGCCGATGGCGGGATAGAGGAGGATGACTATGGACGAGCTAGTCCAGGCCGTCGAAAACAGTGGACCTTTGGACTGCGAACAATTGACGGAAATTATTTCCATCGTTGTCAACGTCATGAAGCAACACGAGGATTCGATAGCCATGGTCAAGAAGGTTCTTCTTGAAGATGTCATCGGGGGGATTGCAGGAGAAGCGCGCCGGATCAAGCGGACGAGCCTGGGGGAGACTATCAAAACGAAGTACCCCGCGCTCGGCCGATTCCAGGGGCCTTTCAAGCAGCTCTTCGACAAAGACGTTTTCGAGGACGTTCTTGAACGGGTCTACCCGGAACTTGAGAAAGCAGGGTTTGACGAGACGAAGCTCGGCGAACTCATGGACGGGCTCGTCGAGCAGATGTCCACGCGCTTCAAAGGGATCGTTCCCGAAGATGACGCGGCCTCAAGTGAAACGGTAGTCGTAAAAACCAGCACGCCCGAGGAGACTGATGACCTCAAAGGCGTTAGCCCCGAGATCGCCGCCGTGCTGCGAGCGAACAGAGCTGAAAAGAAAGGAGCCTAGATATGGCGTTCGATGCTGACGTTGTCCCTGTCCTGAAAGAATCCTACGGGGAAAAGGAAGTCCATTCCAACCTCTTCAAGGGTTCGCCTACCCTCGCCTTCATCGAGAAGAAAAGGCAGGGCGGCAAGTACTACGTGGTTCCCATGATGCACTCGCGCGGCGGGTCGGTCATCGGTAACTATTCCCTCGTGGCGGCCCTCGCGGCCTCCCGCGCCAAGAATTCCGCCTTCCAGGTCCCCTACGGGAATTCGTTCTCGTGGTTCAACATCTCCTCGAAGGAATGGAACGCTTCCGACATGGACGCGGGCGCCTTTATCCAGGTCGCCAAGGAGATGTTCTTCGCGGCCGGCGAGATCCTTAGGCAGACCAACGGCGCTGCCGTGTTCGGTTCGGGCCTCGGCGATGTCGCTATCGTGGAATCCGTGGACGGAGCTTCCCAGCTTTACATCATCGTGAAGCAGTGGGGAGCCATGGCCCTCGACGTGGACTCCCGCGTCGTCTTCGCTACCGGCCCGTACGCTACCGGCGCCCTCCGCTCCGCTTCCGCCGTTCAGGTCTCCACCGTTACCCCGGAGGACTCGAGCCTCGGGACCGTGCGGATCACCTTCTCCTCGGCGTTCGCGGCGACCGTCGCGGCCGGTGACTGGGTCCTCCTCTACGGCTTCGGTTCGACCACCGCCCCCCTGAACTATTTCGGCTTCCGCTCCTGGCTCCCGACCGTCGGCGACCGGACCGGCGCGACCTGGACCGCGTATATCGCCACGGCGTTCTGTGGCGTGGACCGCTCCGTCTATCCGACGAGGCTCGCCGGTGAATTCGTTCTCCGCGATAACGCCGGGGCCGAGAAGTACTCCGACGCGATCCTCCGGGGCGTGCGCGCGGTAAGGCGCAACGGCGGAAAGCCGGATATGATCGTCCTGAACGATTTCGACTTCGCGGTCATTATTTCCGAGATCGAGGCATACAAGCAGTTCTTCCAGAAGATCAACGGCCCCGATATGGGCGGAAAGGTCGAGCTGACCCATGGCCTCTCGGCGATGGCCTTCGCCATGTCGACGACCTGGATTTCCTACGTCGTGGACGATGCGTATTGCCCCCAGGGCCTCGCGTATATCCTCGAGAAGGAAACCTGGGGCATGGCGATGCTCTCCAGCCCGGTCCCGATTTCCGAGAACCTGCCCGCGACCAACGAAGCCGGAGCTCCCGCCATCGCGTCGGCCGGATCGCCCCCCGGAACGTATGCGTTCAACTTTAACGACTACGTGACGGCGCAGCCCGCTGATACCGCGGACGGCCCCGGCCTCCGGGTAACTCTCGCCTGCCATCCCGCTATGTTCTGCCGCCAGCCTTCCCATAACTGCGTGGTGAAGCTCGACGTAACGATGCCGTAAGGCGCGGCCGGGGGGCCTTCGGGCCCCTCGGCTTTTTCTCTAGGGGGAATCCATGACCGTTACCGCGATCCTTACCCGCGCCGCGACCCTCGCGAACCTTTCGAACGCCGCATTCTTCGACACGGCCGAGAACGAGGGCGCGCTGAATGCGGCCTACCGTGACGTCTACGAACAGATATGCTCCTCGAATGACGACTATTTCATCCAGGACTGGACCTTTACTCTTGCAAGCATGACTGCGGTCTCGATCGAGGCCGGG